CGTTTTATTTGATAAAAAGTTGACGGCTCAAAAAGGAGCGTCGAAATTTACTGTTTTTCTTTTAAGGGCAGTAGTTTCGATTTACGTGTGTTACTTAATATTTTCGAACTATGCTAGACTATAAAAACGAGTTCGCCACGTACACAAATGCGAACCAAACTATAAAAGATGTAACCGTTAAAGCGGAGCAAGTTCGCGAAGGTTTACTTTTTATTAACGGAACGAAAGAGAACGCTTTGAACGATGCAAAACAGCGCCTTGAAAACGCTAATCTGATTCAAAACAACGAGTTTAATGTTTGCGTTTATACCCGTGTAGTAAGACAACTCTCTCAGCAATGTTAAAAAGAAGTCAAATGCACGCCTATCAGGTTAGAGGCGTGAGTGAAATTGTAGAAAATACTCACAAAGGTCTATTTCTTGACATGGGCCTAGGCAAAACAGTGACGACGCTTACCGCCGTTTCTGACCTCATCTACTCGTATTTAGAAATTGATAGCGTTTTAGTTATTGCGCCGAAAAGAGTTGCTGAGTCCGTTTGGATTCAAGAGGCGAAAAAGTGGGAGCATTTAAAACATTTACAATTCTCGTTAATTTCTGGAACGGCAAAGAAGCGCGTTGAAGCTACAAAAAAGAAAGCCGATATTTATTTAATTTCTCGTGACAATATCGCTTGGCTTATCGGTTTATTCGGTGGATCAAAGCTCCCGTTTGATATGCTCGTACTTGATGAGCTTTCAAGCTTCAAAAATCAAGCGGCACAACGTTTCAAAGCTTTAAAGATGGTACAAGGTGGCTTTAGTAGAGTTGTTGGCTTGACGGGCACGCCTGCGCCAAATGGACTTATAGACTTGTGGGCGCAAATATGGCTACTTGATCGAGGCGCACGACTTGGGAAAACGATAACGGCCTATCGAGAGGCATACTTCAATAGAAACTTTTCAGGATTTGGGTATGATATTCGAAACGGCTCGGACACTCAAATCAAAGAAGCGATTTCCGATATAGTTATATCGATGAAAGCGGAGGACTATCTCGACTTACCTGAGCGAATTACGAACATTGTCACAATTCCAATGAGTGACGAGCTGAGAAAGGAATACAAAGCCTTTGAACGCGAGAAGGTACTCGAACTACTTGAAGCAGGCGAAACGATAACAGCGGCGAACGCAGCTGCACTCAGTAACAAATTACTTCAATTTGCAAATGGGGCGATTTACGACACTGAAAAGAACTACCACGAAATACACAAGCTAAAACTTGAAGCTCTCGAGGATATTGTCGAAGCTTCACAAGGCGAGCCTATACTTGTTGCCTGGTCATACAGATCAGATGCAGAACGAATCGAAAACCATTTCAAGAAATTAAAGCCGAAGCGCTTAGAAAGCGACAAAGATGTAGAGGCGTGGAATAGAAAAGAAATCTCAATGATGCTCATGCACCCCGCAAGTGGAGGGCATGGATTGAACCTGCAAAAAGGCGGTCATATTATCGTATGGTTTGGGAATACGTGGTCGAATGAGTTGGAAAAGCAATTTAACGCTCGTGTTGATAGACAAGGGCAGGAAATACCGCCGATTATTTACAAGCTTGCAATTGCGGGAACGATGGACGAAAGAGTCATTTCTGTAGTTGACGGAAAAGCGGAGGTCGAAAATAGTTTGATGGAGTCGGTTAAGATACTCGTCGAATCTTATAAGTAACTGTGCGAGGCTTTTCGGAAAGTATCGCCACTAGTTGATTAAATGTTGAAAACTTTCTTTGAGTTCCATCATTAAAAGCCGTCGAACGGGTCTTGTAACAATCATAAAGTTGATTTTCTAATTTTGCTATTCTTACGTTGTTCACGAATAACCATGCAGCGAGTACCGCTGTAGCGCCGTACTTATTAATAAGTTTTAAAAAACCTTCAATCGATAACCCTTTCATAATTCAAAGATATTAAATATTTTCAATTTTCGTACTTACATTTTGAATCGTCCAAACTGCGCTCGTTCCTGAATTAACAGAAACACCCGCTTTTAAGTTTGCGACTGTAGTGTCGAAAGCTCCACTAGTTAACTGAATCACATTGTTAGGAACGTTTGCAAACCCTGTAGTGGAAAGGTTGTGTGCTAAATGGTAAAAACCTCGAACAATTCCACTCGCTCCAACTGTCGTGAATAGTATTTCAATAACAATTTTGCACGTATCAACTACAGCCGTTTGAGCGTTTCCTGTAAAGGTCAAAACAACTGCATCCGATAAACTTCCGTTCGTTCCAAATCTGATCCTAAAAATAGGCGCAACAGTTCCCGCGTTTGTTTTAGTCGCAATTACTGTGAAAGTTATTTTTGTCCCTACAATTGGAGTCGGACAGTCAATCGCCGACCCTGTCAAATATGTATCAGTTGCGGCGGTTATCGCTTGGCTATTTATACTTTGATTCATTCTACTTAGATAAACGTTCCCAGAACCTTCAATCGATTTGTTGTTAATCGTTTTTAAAGGCCTTTTTGTTTGAATGGTCGAAGTAGTTTCGTCGCCTGTATTGTCTCCACTCAGAACTGAAATACTTAATTTTGATTTTATTGATGAGGTTGTCTCGTCGCCCGTGTTTGACCCTGTACTCGTTCCCGAGCCACTAGGCGCGCCCACATCGGAAGCGGATAACACAACAACGCCCACTTGACCGTTAACGCTTGACACGGGACTCGCAGGCGTTACAATCGCGGTCCAACTAGAAAAGACGGAAGCGTCCGAGCCTGTAATTACGAAAGCCTTTTGCTCGTCTGATCTTATGCACCAATCCCCTACTTGACCAATTAATGCAAGCATGGCAGTTTGATTAGCTACAGCACCTAAATACTCAGAAATTGCAATTGCAGGAACTTGTGAGCTCGCAAGTTTTCCGTCGATTAAATCTGCTTTACTTTCTAGGAGTGTATCAGTTTGAGTTGTAGTGTATGCGCCAACGTGTGCGGCTGTAGTATTGTGCGGGTTCCCTGTGTTTATTTGTGAGTGGTCGTATGCGATTTTCCCTCGATCACCTCGATAAGCCGTCGAACTTGTTTCGCCGAGTGCAAGACTTGAAAAGGTACTCTCTGTAATAACTTGAATGTAGTCGGCTCTTTCCTCATTAAAAGGTTTATAATCTTGAATAAAATCGTAAGTTAAAGAGCCTGAACCCCCTGCGCTTATAACAACTGAATAATATAAGTAAAAAGGGTTTAAAATCTCGATAGTTTTAGACACATCAAAAAGAGTAGTATCTGAGGAAACTATATCGAAGTTAATGTTATCGTTAGAGCCGTAAAGTGTACCAAGCCCCGAGGCATTGCCTGAGGGCTTTAATAAAAGAGAGGCGTAAGAAGTTACAGGGGACGAAACGAAAACGCCCCCTAAATCACAATCAATAGAACTACTCTGCTCGCGGAACATTTTCAACGATTTCGACTAGCTGCATATCAGCTTTTAATAAACCGTAAAACACGCGTTTATCTATTCCCGCTTGAATATATTGCAAGTTCGTCATATCGATAACGTCTACAAGTAGCTGATCGATATTAGCGATAAAATCCTCCAAGCTAATTCCACCCAAAATACCAAGCAAAGTCGAAGTCTTGTAAGTTATTGGCTCTCTTCTAATTGGCTTCCCACTTATTTCAGCTATTGGAACAAGAATAGAAATTTGCTCTTTCATTATATCTATATGAACCTCTGTTGGTTTCATAATAATTGCGGACGAAATTACGCCACCTACAGGACTAACCGTATGCCCTACTGCTTTCGTCGAAACGACGTTGTATTTTTTATTACTCATTATGCTATTATGCTATTTTTAATGTTCCTGAATCACTCCAAACTGTTCCACTTGCAAGTCCGGCGCTTGAAGTTGGTATTCCGGTAAGTTTCAACAATCCTAAAGAAAGTTTAAACATACCATCCGTTTTGTCAATGTTTACTATTTCTGTATCAATTAATCCACCTCCGATTTTTCCTGCGATAGAACCATCCCCAGCTTTATGTCCGAACTTCCACTTTCTTCCAGTAGTTGACTCTATTTGAGTAAAATATGATTCACTATTATCGTTGTTTATTTCTATTGAATCACTAGCAAACGTACCAAACCCACGAAGTTCCGCAAAGTTCCACCCAAAATTCCAATCCCCCGCACCACTTTTAAAAATGCGCACAGCGTTTGCAGAACTGCTCTTGTTAATTCCCTGCGTCGTTGTTTGAAAGTACATAGGACCATAAGCGATTTGACTTGTATCTCCTAGTATTTCATGGGCTAAAGTGCCCGCGCCGTTTCGAACACGAGTTAAAACGTCCGAACCTCCTGAGCCGTAACCCCACCACTCGTGAGAAGCACGACCCAAACTAGGTGCAAAGTCTGACGCGTCCGACCACCAATGAGAGAGATTTGCAACTGAAACGCCGAAGCCGTCCGCGTCATGTAGCCTGTCGTCGTCTGCAACTAAATCTGTATTGAAGAAATTTGCACCCGCTCCACCTGAGTCAATGAAAGCGCGAATTTCCGCCGCCGTCACTTCGTCCGCAGTACCTTTCGCGAGAGCTTCGTCTCTATCTTTTTGGTGGGCTAAGTACTCGACAGGAATTTCGGACCAAATATCCTCGTCGCTTCCAGGTGTTGTGCCTGTCGAAGCGTCCAAAGCAATCCAAGTCTTATCGTCGTAAGATACAGCGTCCCCGATTACATAAGCAGTCAAACCGTCGTAAGCAGCTAAAGCCCCCGCAGAAAGTCTTTGTTTTAAGTCTTGCCAAATAGCAATAAAATTCTCGTCCAATTCCTCAGCCGTAAGCTGTGCGCCTTTCGTCGTAAGTCCTGCAATGGTTACTATTCTTAGTATGATGTTATCGCTGTTCATTTTTGACTATTTAATATTTTGAAACTTTTCTAATTCTTAAGCCGTTGCCCGTTAAACGTCCCGAAGACCCGCCTTTCCAAAGTGGATAAGTAGTCGACTTTCTACAAAGGTAGTCACGCACTCGCGTCCAATAGATTTCCGCTCCTGATTTCGCTTTCGCCTCTGCTCTTGCAAGCGTTCTGTCGCTTACAGGTGTGCTGTGTTCGTTCGTTTTTACCACTAAGCCATAAGCTGTGTCAGTTTGTTGTACTGACCCTTTATATCGGGCATAGGCAAACATGACTAAAACTGCTTTGAGCCCAGGGTGCTGATAAGTATGTCCTTGGTGTGTGTAAGTGAGCCCCTCCCAAAGGTCAGGAAATGCCGAAACGTCGTCCGCAAGTTCAATCCAGAACTCTTCACCTATCAAAGGACGCAAGTCAAATTCCTGTGCGTCTAAAACGTGAGGCTTTACCTTTGAATCAAAATCGATATTCAAGGAAATCGAGCGCAGAGACTCGATATCGTTAAGGTCTATCAGTGCGGTCATTTTGCTTGTGTGTTATTTAATCCTAATACTTCGTTAACTTGCTCCTCTGTGAAGTTGAAAAGCGTTTTTAACGTTCCTTTTTTCGCGTCTATAGTCATTGCAGTATCAGTCACAATCGAGATAAGGGAAGTAGTTCCCGAGACTCCGATAGTTTCTGCGAGCATTTTTGTTTCTGCTTCTTTATCTTCGACCGCCGAAGCGCCTAAAGATTCGCGAATTTCGTTTGTCGTGAACATAGGGAAGTACTCTGCTGTTATTTTCTTTTTAACTACGATTGGAAGGATTGAGAAATCCCCACTAGGACAGATGTCAAACTCCCAACCTGAGAAAACCTCAGTTAAAATGTCTTTTAGTTCAATACGGTCAAACTCTGTCACGTTGTTATAAAACTCCGCAGCGGCGTTAAGTACTTCACCTGAACTGAAAAGACTGTCTCCACCTTCTAAAATCAAAGGGCGAGGCATCATCCAAGCGCGAAGGATAGCAGACTCTGTGCTTTTCTCCGTTTTTTCGTACATTCCGTCGAAATGTTGCAAGTCTGGAACGTGCATTTCGAAAGTTGTGTCAGGTGACGGCTTTTGAATAACCATAACCGATCCCGCATTCTCAGGCGCTTGGAATTGTCTAACAGTTCCGACAATAATATCCGCGAAAGATTCGTCTACTTTTGACGGGTTTCCGTCTGTTTCTTCGTCGTTCGACTCAACGTCGTCAACGACTATGTATTGTGAAGGCATAAAGTTTTGCCCGACTGTTCTATTTCTAAATATTTTAGTACCTCCCTCAGTTTGCAGGTCTTCCGCGGAAGCGTCCCACTCTGCGACAGGGTACTCAACGCCGTTCGGCGACCAAAAGAAAACTTGTCCTTTATAGTTTTCAATACCTCCCGCCTCTTTTACTTGGCTATCGATAGCCTCAGGACTTGGGTCGTACAAATCGAAAAATTCAATATCCGATTTTTGGAATCTTTTCTTATCTTTTCTTTTTTCCCAATTGGGGTGCACGGCTACTTTCTTTTTATCGATAGAAAGTCGAACCGTTTCAATAGGAATTAACGTTGCTTCAACTTTTTCATAAACTCCGTTGTAGTTTAAATGGATTGCAACGCCGTTAATAAAGCCTTTATTCTCGACAGCTCGTCGTAATAAACGACTAACTGTTTCACCCGATTCATTAATCGCTGTTTCAGCGAAATCCTGATCAGATAAACCGCGACCAAATACGAAACGAATGTACGTTTTTAAACAATTGACAGCAGTAACACTATTAGCGAGAATATTACGCATACGAGCAGGATAGTTGTTGTCAACGTCCCAACTTAAAATCCCCTCAGTTTTATTTTCGGGTATTGTAATACGCGGCTCTACTGCCGCTAATAGTGCTTGCTTGCTCATTATTAAATATCGTTAACGGATGCAACAATAATCTCTATAACTTTCGTTTTAGTTTTCGCCCCTGTCAAGCTGATTGAATGCTCAGCCGCATAAGCTCGTAGTTGTTTCTCGCTCATATCAGAGAATGAGTTGAGAGTGACTACTTCTGTACCTTCTGTACCTTCTGTACCTTCTGTACCTTCTGTACCTTCTGTACCTTCTGTACCTTCTGTACCTTCTGTACCTTCTGTACCTTCTGTACCTTCTAACTCGTCGTCCTCAGGATTGTAAGCGTCGACAAGCTCCTCCCAATTAGCAGGATAACTCTCAAAGTTTTTAATTGCGTTCTTGTTACTTTTCAGTAATTTCAAACACTCGCTATCAGGTGAAAACGCTGTAAGCGGGGAAGCTAAAGCAAAGGACTGCAAAACACGCCCCGCTTTAATCTTAAATTGTTTGTTTGACATTGTATCTATTTTAAATGATAGCTTTTCTTTGTTTGCACTTCTTAAGACAAAAGCGAAATCTTCAACACAACCACAAAGCGGTTTAGTCGAAAGCTTTTCTCCGTACATAATCTCGTGAAGTTGTGACATATTACGTCGTTCAATTGAGTCAGGGTTTTTCTTCCATGAATCAATTGATTTTAAACTTTCGAGTACCTTGTCTAGTAATTCCATAAATAAAAAAGGCGTGAATAGTTTCACGCCTTAAAAGTAATAATTATTTTTTAACTACACAAATATTACAACAAAGCCTCTAAAGCTGCTTTTGTTGTTGCGTAGTCAGTGTCGTAGAACGAGTACGGCACGTCTGGCTCTTTACCAATCTCAGGCGTTGCCATATTGATCACGTAAGCACCTTGGTTGTCGTTGTTCAACGGATCACGCATGAAAGTTTTGAACTCCATACCCGCATTTGCCCCAAGAACTTCAAAAGTTGATTGAGCCGCATTCCCTACGAAGTTATTTTCATAAGCAACTACGTAACGACCGCCGACCATTCCTGCAAGAGCTTTCTTTGACGCATTTGTCAAGTCGAAAGCCAAGAAGTTAAATTTATGGTCGTACACGTCTGCGTAAGTTTGTTTTACCAACTCAAAAGACGGAGCGTTCGAGTTGTTTTTACCGTCAACAGAGAAAGCGACCGCAGCGCCCGCAAGCACTAAAGACTCTAAAACGAAACGATTCGCAACGTTAAAGCCCTTTGTTGCTTCTCGGTAGTCCTCGTAGTTGATGATATACGCACGGTCAGCTGTACCGCCCTGTAGAGGGGCGTTACAGTTGAATCCGAACGATGCTGTTATTGTGCCACAAGTAGCCATGTCTTTATAATTTTAAAGAGTTAATAATTAGTAAGCCACTTGGATCAAGTGATCTAAACCGATTTGAGCATCGATGTCAAATTGGAAGTCGATCATTGATTTTTTGCTTACTTTATCGTAAAACGCCTCAAACTCAGTGAAAGTAGACTCCTCCTCTGTACCGATTTGCAAGTTTGTTTTTGTTGTCAAAATTGCACGGTGAGGTAAGTAATACTTAGTCCCGTTGTTTTGATAAGCTTTGATCATTCTATCCAAGAAAGACATTCCGATCACTTCGATTCCGTCAGAGCTCAAAGATTGAATTCCGTTAGTAATCAACTCAATAGTGAACGGCTGAGAGATTTTTTTCAACTCGCGTTTGTATTGGTCGAAAACAGACATAGTCACAATGAAAACTTTGTCAGCTGCGTCGCGTAAGCGGTAGTCTGCGTCTGTTTCCATGTCAGCGAGTGTCGTTGTTACAACTTGGTTAGTTGTATCAGTCGAGTTGAATTTTTGCAAAGCGTAAGACGCTGCTGCGTTTTTCGTTGCAAGCCCTGCCGTTTTCTTTGTTGCGTCTGCTGCAACTAATGCAAAGATTTGTACAAAGAATCCGTCGATACGATCAAACGCCGCTAACGGAGTTCCGTTCGTAATGTTTCCAGAGTTAGCGAAAGTATCTGCCGCAGTGTCACCGAAGTAAGCCAAGCGCAAAATAGTCTCCGCCATTGCATCCTCTAAGATGTCAGTTAAGAACAAAAAGTATTCTGTCCCCGTAAGATCAGCTTTTGCAATTCCGTTCTTCGTTCCCCAGATAAAGAAAGTTTCTTCTAAACCTCCGTCACCTTTCCAACAACGCTCGATGCGGTCAGAGATAGTCGCAGGATTCCAGAACTTTTGCGAAGCTGCAAAGCCTGCATCGTTTGGAGTTGGTTCACATGATCCGTCGCCCAATCCTAATAAGCCCGTGAAAGCTCCTAAGATAACGACTTGTTTTTTCGCTTTAATACCTGGTACTAAGCGGTGGAAAGCAGTTAAAGACGGTTTCGAGAAAAAACCTTCGAATACTGTTTCCGCTAAAGCTCTCACTTCTTCACCGTGAAAGTCGATAGTTGCAGGGTCAAATGTATTTACCATTTTCTATTTTAATTTTCAATTAATTACTTAGGCTTTTTTAGCGTTTAATTCCGCTCTACGCGCAGCCATCGCCTCCTTGCTGATTCGCGTTTCTACTTTTGGAGCACCTTGTCCCCCTTGTGCACGGAAAGTCGCACTTGCCGACACGTTCGGTCTGAACGAGCTGCGTTGAGCTTTCGCTTCTAACTTCTCGATAACCTGCGTAGCTAAAGCCTGCGCCTCTTCGTGTTCAGCGATTACCAACTTCAAAGCTGCGATTTCTGAATCTTTAGCCTCAATGATAGCGATCATTTCAGCTTCTTCGATATCAGAACCCTCAGCGATTGTGTAGTCAGAAATAAATCCGCCTACAACCGTAATTGTTGAACCATCCGCAATTGTGTAAACTCCGTCAGGTGCGGGAGTCCCGTCCTCTAAAGTTACAGCGTCCCCGACCATAATGTCAGAGAAAGGAGTTACGATAACGCCGTTATCAGTCTCCATGGTTAAAGCTACTGCTTCGCGTGCGTCTGCTGCTGAGTCGTCTCCCCCGTTCCCGTTATCTACAGGATCAGCTTTGACGATTTTCATTGCGACAGCAAGCTCACGTACTTTCTTTTGAAAAGCATTAATGTTGCTCATGTTATTTGTTTTTGAATTTTGCGAGTCAAGAAAAGCAATAGCGTGGAACTCTTTAACTTCTTTAGGCACTACAGCCGAAGCGAAGCCCAAATTAACGCAGTCCTCAGGTGTCAAGTAGCTTTCTGCTTTCATCAAAGGTTTGATGATGCTTTTGCTTTGTCCTGTAGTTTTTGCGTAGTGGTCTGCGAGTTTGTTCTCGATAGGTGCGAGAACTTCCGCAGCGTATTGCAATTCGTCAGCGTTTCCGCTGATGTTGGTAAATAAAGGGGCGTGTATCATATACTCGCAACCCTCTTCAATAAATCTATTCTCAACAGGTACGCTCGTATGAATTACCGTTGCGATAGATGCACACTGAACAGAGGCAAGAGTTGAAGCGTTTGGAGTGTTCGCAAGTAGTTCGCCTATTTGCTCGCCGACTTCGACTGATCCTCCAGGTGAATTAATCACGACCATAACTGCTTCGCCCGTTGGAACGATAGCAAGCTTAGAAGCAACCTCGACAACTGTCACACCTTTTCCCGTAACTTCGCCCTGAGCGTTGTAAATTTCGCCCCCGATTTGTCCTGTAATGAAAATTTTATTTGCCATGAAACAAAGATATACCGCGCTTTTGTAAAAAAGTTGGAAATAATTTTTGCCAAAAGTTTGCATATTTAAAAAACTACCGTATCTTTGTACACATCTGACTAAGATAGTGATTTAAGATTAAGTGGTTTTAGGTAAGCTTTTTGCAGTTTTGGTTTAAAACTGCATTTGTTCCATTCGTCTAACGGTTAGGACGGCAGACTTTCAGCCTGCAAATAAGAGTTCGATTCTCTTATGGAACGCGAATGTTAATTTTTAGCCGAACTTTAATTAGCATTTTGGGCGTTAGTGGTAGCCCCTTCGGAAAGACGTATCGTCACCACTGCGGGGGAGTTTTGCGACTTCCCTTTAACTCTAGGAGTATAACGATTGGTTGTTTACCTGCATTGGAAGCAGGAGGTTGCAGGTTCGAGTCCTGCCTCTTAGACTGTGTAGTTAGCTTAATTGGTAAAGCGCCGAACTGTGAATTCGGAGTATAGAGTTCGAGTCTCTGCTACACCCTAGACTTTTTAAAAGTGCCAACAATTAAAAGGGCGTGTGAAAACTATTTCAAATAAAATGTTTTAGCCTTGGAAGGTTTTCACGGGAGAAAGAGAGGAGAGCGACCTCTCTTTTTTTATGTCATTCGGTCAAAAGCTAACCGCCCATCGAGTACCATGCCTTTAACGTTATCTTTTGAGAAATCGTCTATCCTACCGTTTGAGTAGATTGTCGGCATTTCAATTCGTTTGTATTTGAAGTCTTCGAACTTTTGCAAGTCCAAAAGTTTTAAGTGTGCAGTTTCTTGCTGTTCTCGAAGCATGAAGTCGATAAGGTGTGAAACGTCCGACAAACACCAACGTTTAAAAATATCTTCTAAATCTTTATCAACGTACCCCGTTGAGAAGCTTGTCAAATCTATTTCTTTTGGTAGCACTCCGAGCCGAATCGCTTCATCGTAAGCAACTAAAGAAGGGTTGTTTATGACAAGCCCGCCGTCGATGTAGTATTCGCCTCCGAACTCGTAAGCATTAAAGAAACGAGGCGCAGAACTTGAAGCGATAACCGCGTCCGCAATTTTAACGCCGTCGTATTTTGTTCGGCTCGCGTTGGTAAAGATGCAGCGCTTTTCCTGCGTAATATTGTACGCGGGAATTATCAAGAATTGATCTTTCGGTAAATCGCCGAAACACGCGTCTTTTAAAGTGCTGTGAACTAAATCAATTAAAGGGCGGTTATCATATACCGCGTTTCGAATTCCAAAGCGAAAAGGCTTTTTGTCAAAGATAACGCCTCCGAGTTCCAGATACTTGTTTAAAATTTCTTTAGTGGAAAAGTTCAAAGCTTGCATCGCTTCAATTATTGATCCTGTAGAAGTCCCCGCACGCATTTGCGCCTGTGAAAAGCTTTGAGGTGCATAGTCTAAGAAGCTCGCAACCTTTGCGCCTTTACCTCCTCCGCCGTCTGTAGTTTTTATTTTCATGCTTTAAAGTTACTGATTTAGAAATAAATATAAAAATTTAACATTTTTTAACATTTGAAAGTTTTGTAGTTTACAGAAGTATAGTATCTTTGTAAGGTAATCAGAAAAAAAAAGAAATAAGATGAAAACAATTATCACACGTAACGCAAATGAAACTTTCACACAAGTACAAACTCGTGAAGATGGCAGAACTTTAGAATTAACATTTTCAAAAGGAAGCCCTGAGTATAAAAATACTTGCATGAAATTCCACGCTAAAAATGTTGAAATAAAAGCAGGAAATTTTATCGAAGATTAAAACTGCTCCATTCTGTCGCGGATATACTGCACCGTTCTCACTGAAAGGCTGTACTCGTCCGCAACGTTCTGCATTGCTTGCATTTTGCTTCGGCACTTTTCAAACTCAGCGACGTAAGAATGATAAGCATTGCGCCAAATCAACAAACTTCCTGAAACAAAGCCCGTACTCACAAGTCTTGAAAGCTCCCCGTTTACGTGAAGCTCGTCAAGTGTATCTATAATTTTTTTAGCCATAATTAAAATAGGTTTCCATTGTCCTCTACTTCGATGCGTCTGCCTGTTTCACGAATAATGTCTTTGACGTCGACACTCATTTTCATTGATGAAAAGGCTTGAAGTAGTAACTCATTGTTTTGCGCCGACTGTTCAGCATTTGCAGAAATTCTCGCGCTCGTGCTTCCGCCCGATGCGAATCCAGGCACTCCGATTCTGCGGAAGAAATTTGCCCCGCCTGCTCTTCGTTGTTGATCCTCGTTAAGAATTACCTCATTAGTTTTAACCGTTGCGAGAAGGTTGTCCCCGTTCGCTCTGAAAATAGGCATCCCGTCTCTTGGTCCAATTCTTTTGCCTGAAAGTACCGCACCAACGTGACCCCCGTCCGCAAAGGCAGGAGCTTGTGCGCTTGCTATTTTTGCAAGTTGAACCGCACCAAGTCCCGCAGCGAGTGTCCCCATTGCAACCCCAACAGGGAAAAACGGCTGTGTTGCATATCCTGCGATTACTGCTTTCGCAATTCCTGCACCTGCGGAAATTAAGTCCGCCGCTTTTTGTTTCTGGAATTGTTCTTTTTTAATCTTCGCCTCTTCTCTTGCTTTATCGATTTCAAGTTTCTTAAGTTCCGCGTTGTACTTCTCCTGAGAAATTAGTCCCGTGTCAAGTTTATTTGCGAGCGATTCCTGTTCAATTAAATTTGATTCAGTTACGTCGCTTAGTCGCTTTGTGAGGTTTTGTTGCTCGATAGCGAAAAACTCTTGAATCAATTGCAAGCCTGTTTCAAGAGCTTGTTGTCTGATTGCTTTCTTTTGATCTTCCGTCACTTTCGTTGCTTCGACATCTTTGTCGAGTCCTTGCTTTTTAATTGCGAACAACTGCGCCTCGTAGTCGGCTTGTGCTTTTAGTTTTTCGCCTGCACTTTTCGCCTCGTCGTTTTGAATTGCGTCGTTTTGAGCTTGTAGAATTTCAAGTCGTTTCGCTGCGGTTGCCTGCGCGATTTCCTCCTCGGTTTTCCCTGCTTCTCTGAGCGCAGTTTCTTGTCGGACAAGTTCAGCCTCTAAAACTAAAATTCGTTCGTTGCTTCGCGCTTGTTCTTTTTGTAGCTGTGCGTCTTTTACTGCTTGTTTTGATTGTTCAATCGATGCAGTGAGTTCAATATCCTTATTTCCAAACTCAATGTTAAGCGCATCGATTGAAGCTTGAAGCTGCGCACGGATCAACTTTTCTTGCTCTGCTCGTTGAGTGGCGTTGCCCTCGATTGCTTTTATTTCCTCCTCGGCGTTGCTTCTCAGCTCCGCGATTGCGTCCGCTTGTTCGTTTGCATTTAATACGCGCTGTTCTGCGATTCTATCCTCCTCAATAGCAAGTAAGCGCTCAGCCAATTTAACTGCGTCCTTTTCTTCTATTTCGGCAAATCGTTTGCGAGCGTTTACACGCGCGTCAAGTTCCTTTTGTGCAAGCTCGTTTGTGAGTTGTTCGCCTGAGATAATTAACTCCCTTATTCGGTCGATTGCGTTTTTCTCCGCTTCGGCTCTTGCCTCCGCTGAGGCTTTCGCGTTGTCGGCTCTTTCCTTTGCAGCTGCTTTCTGTTCTTCGGCAAGTGCTTTCTCTGCTTCGGATTGAATTCCCGCTGCGTTCTCAGTCGTTTCGGCAAGCTCCATAAGTTTCTGTGCTTCTTTGGAAATTGCGTCCGCACGCTCAGCCGCTCTAGCCTTTTCAGCTTTCGCACCTTTTGCTTGTTCTTTAGCAAGTTCTTGTAAACTCTGCTTATAGAGAGCGCCAGTACTAAAATAGTTTTGAGCCGCTATCTTCGCTTTAAACCAAAAACTTGTTTGATCTTCAAATTGAGCTGTCGCGCCTTTTGCTTGTTCCTCCGCAGCTTTGGCAAACAAAGCGTTTGCCTGCGCACGAAGTCCCGCCGCTTGAATGTATGCCGCGGTCTTTTCAGTAAATATCTTTTCTGCTTCGTTCAGATCAGTTGCCGACCCCATCGCGTCGCCTAACGTGTCGTTATAAGTTTTAAGCGCCTGCTCCTTACTTATCACGCCTTTACGTGCGGACTTGAAAGCGCTTTCAACTTCCATGACTTTTTTCGAAGCATCCGCCGAACCTTTTCGGAAGTCCTCCATTGTTGCGTTGAGTGCTTCTTGTGCGTGGTCTGTCTCGAAAATAGCCTCCGATATATCGTCCCAGAAAGCAAACAACAAAGCACCCGCTCCAAGTAACCAACCTATAGGAGAAGTAAGAATCGCTTTACCTAGAGAAAGGAGTGCCGAACCTGCGTTCTTAAGTCCTCCTATCATTTCCTTCATGGAAATTTGTGAAGCGATTGCTTGGAAGCCTCTTGCCTTTTCAGCTACGCCCTCGAAGTCTAAGTTTTGTAAATCACCAACTAATAAGCCTGTTTGATTGCTCAACTTTTCAAAAACAGACCCCGAAGCCTGTGCGCTAACTGCTTCGTTGACATCTTTCATTTTATCTTGAAGTTCAGCCGCTTGTTCTGTTAATCTTTGAAAAGATTCTGTACCGGGTAGCTCCTTTGCGAGTTCCGCTTTTAATTCTTTGAGCTGTGTTTTAAGTGACTTGGTTGCCTCCTCTTGTTGACCATAAACGAAACCAATTTTCGCCGCCTCCTTTTCAGTTTGTTCGAGCGCAGTTGTTTGGTCGATCAATTCTCTTTCGACCTCAGTCAAAGTCTTTTTGTTTTGTACAAGTGCGTCAGTGTAAAACTCAACGTCGTCAGCTACTTTCTTATAAGCTTTATCGGTTGGGTCGATCCCTTTAGCTTTCATGTCCGCTAAAGCTTTTGTATTGTCATCGAGTTTCTTTTTATTCTGAGTCATTGCGTAGCCGATGAGCGTTGCTTCTTTTTGAAGTCCGCCCATTGAAACTCTCGCCTGCTCGATTGCTCGTTGGTATAAGCCGACACTCGGATGACCGTCAGAAATCGCAAGTCCTTGCTCGATAAAAGCCTCGTTTACTTCTTTGAGTTGGGCTTCGAGTTTCTTCCCCATTTCTGAGTTTCTACGCTCCTCCTCCGTCAAACTGTTGTACGCAGTAGTTAACGCCTTTTTAGCTCGGGCGCGTTCGATAGTAGATAGATTGTCTTTACCTCCTAACTCCTCATTAATTGCAAGGGCAGAGGCGGAGTCTTTCAACTGCTTCGTGTATTTCTGTACCTGAGCCTCGAGCTTTCTGTACTCAACAGAATTTTTCCCAGACTCTTCCGCAACCTTTTTTAATTGGGGTTGGAGCTTTGCAAGTTCTGTCTCCGCTTCTTTTGATGAAGCAATAAGCGACTTGTTGTCGAGTTGCAGTTTAAAAATGATTGTTCTGTCGTCCGCCATTTCAGAGATAATTTATTCATCAAAGATAATTATTTTATTTTTTATTTGGATATTTAAAATAAATACCGTAGTTTTGTAAAACTTTAAAATTTTATAAAGATGAATACAATGTCAAAATCAGAGAAAAAGAAAGCAGTTAAAGAAGCGAAACGTCACGCAAAACTACTTAATCGAAATGCTACACAAATGTTTTTCCGTTCAGTTCACAAAGGGCACTCCATCGAGGAGGGTATCGCTTTCGGTCAATCACAATTAAGAGTTTATTAACAATGAGCCTCGAATTATTTTATAAGTTTAAAGCGACTTTCCCGAGTGAGGGCGACCCTCTTTCTCCGAAACAAGTTGCTTTACTTTTTGAGCTCGAAGCTAGTTTGATTGAAGAGAAAGACGCTTGGTCGGAAATGTCGGAAGACAACAAAACTTTTCAACAAGAAATCTCGGACCTCGACGAAGTTGTCAAATCTTTAAAAATTCAAGTCGAGCACAAAGAAGCTACAATCGAAGAACTCGAGGATCAAATAAAGTCAGCACAAGCAGACAAATTATACGACCAACAAAAGCACGAAATTTCAGAGGCTTTGCGTTGGAACTTGTCGCTTGAACAACTCGAAGAAATTAAAACTCATTACTTAAACACTCCATACGTGGAAGTGTTTCCAATCTATTAATTTAATATAATACAAAATGAAAAAAGAAACTTCCCTTACTTTTTTAAAATCGCCTATCCACACTATTTGCGCGAAAGATAATTTACGACCTACGTTTGAGTGTGTACATTTCATAAAAGGTTATGCTTATGCGACTGACGGACACATACTTTTAAAGCAAAGCTTACGAGGAGTTCACGAGCTTTCTCAGGAAATAGTTGACTTATTAGAAGGCAAAGCACTTCACTATTCAAACTTAGAAGCGTTGAAAAAATGTGAAATTTTCGAATTCTTCGAGGATCATATCTTAGGTTCTGTAAAAGGCTCTAAATCAAAAATAAAAGTAGAATTCGAGCAAGATGTAAAACCCGTCGACTATGAGGCTGTAATCCCAAAACAAGCAGGCTCAGAACTTGATTCGTTTTGTTTTAATCCCGAACTTCTGACAAAACTAACCAAGGCTTCAAGCTGTGAAGACTCAACGGTTAAACTTTATTTTACAGGCGAGTACAGAGGTGCTATTGTGGAGTTTAAGGGCTTTGCTTTAGATTTACAAAAAGGGCTTTTGATGCCTAAAAAATTCTAAGTTTTCCAATCTATTAACAAATGAAAAGAAAACCGTACAACGCAAAGGACGCAGCAGCCGTCCTTTTCTTTTTAGCTTTGGCGCTTATCGCCTCAGTAGTTATACAAAATTTAATTTAAAAAGTTATGTCAGAAAATAAAATCGAAACTGCGAGCAAAGCAGTTGAAAAGCTCGAAATTTACGAGAAAGTTTACTCTTCAATATCAACTCTTTTAGAGTATAAAAACGTAAAAGTAGTGATCTGGGATAATCATGAAAGCAGAGAGTTTAGACTTGAATCAGATATAGAAAACGAAGTGCTAACCAGAGTTCTGTATCTGCTTTTATCGAAAGGAGCTAAAGAGGGATTGGAGCACGTTAAAGAGAGATTGGCTCTAGTTGACGAGGCGTTAAACCAATAAAATTTAAAACAATGGGAAAAGAAATAGATTTAAAACCTACACACGTCTGCGCCCCTGTAAATGGGTTCGACGTTACAAAAGGTAGAAAGTATAAAATAGTTTCAGCGGGAAAACTAAAGTTTGAAATTTATAACGACCGCGGAGTTTTATGTATTTTCAGTTTTAAAAATTCGTCAACTATTCACGGATTTGACTGGGTTCTTTGTTACGAGGGAAAACCAAAAACTGTAATCGAAGATAAACAAGAAATGTCCGTCGCTCAAATTATCGCTTGGGTTCTTTTTGTAATTGCCTGCGTGCTTTCGATGTGCTACCTTTTCAGCCACCGCACGAATTTTCAGGAGGTGGTCCCACCGTACACTGATAAAGGTGGTTCGACTTTATTTATTAAGCAGCCATGAACTTATACGAGATTTACGTGCCTATAAAGGACGAAACCGAAGCGAGTGAAGCGGTCGAGATTTTAAAAGATGAAGGCTTATTTCTATCGCACAAACTGAGATTGAATCAGCTTGTATGTTTGCAGTGAAAGCCTGCTTTACAGAGTAACAAGAAAAGCACTTCGAGAGAGGTGCTTTTTGCTTTTACAACCTCACAAGCGAACCGACACCAAAGCCGTTAACGTAGTTCGCTATTTGGTTTAAGTAGAAGTAGCCTGTCACGTCTATATCTTCATTATGCACGTCTAAGTATATCGGCGTTAAATAGTCGAGCTCCTGAACGTCCTGAGGCGTTAACTTGAAAACGTAAGACGGCGATTTAGTTTTTATCAACAATTGAAGCAGAGCCTCGTAGTAAGTCGCCTTTAAAACGTCAAAGTGAAGAGGTCGAAAAGTACAGTAAGGCACATTAGTATTGACCGACAGCGTGCTCGACCCGTCTGTATAAATATGTGGATAACTTGTGTTTTTTCGGTCGAGTAGTAAAATTCTAAAGTTTGTCTTTGTAAAGATACGAGAAGCGTCTAAAGATTTAATTCTCGGATAGTTCACGCCTGAATAACGGAGCTCGTCCTCAGTTGCAGAGGTGTTCATTTGGATAGCTGTTCCGCTTTCTGGGAGGTTCGTGTCGTCGATTGAAAAAGATGAGTCGCCGTAATACTGCGTCACTCCCTCAATTTCTTTGTATTTCATAGCGTTAACTTGCGCGTATTTTCCGAAAGTATATTCCGCCTCAAATGTAGAGCCGTGAAGTTTCGAGCTCCAATCGTCCGCCTCTCCGATATTGTCGAGCAATTCGTCGAACAATCCGAAACGTATTTTCTTTTGAATTGTGTTGGTTATCGGCAAACTCGCGTACATGTTCAAAACGTCTTGACATACTTGTTTGAAAGTAATTCCCTCGAATAATTCACCTACAGGCATATAACCATTGTAGGGGATTGTCGCGTCAAGTTGAAAACGAAACTCGTCGTTAATCTTTGCGGTGAATGAACTCTTTTTCGTGTCCTCAACTCTGAACCGAACGAAGTACTGTTCGCCCGCCGTGAAAGTAATGTTACTTGTAACAACACTAAAACTCAAATCGACAGTTATATCCGCGTCGGGAGCTGTTGGGTCAGGAGTTACGAGAAGCCCGAAAACTTGTTCCTGTTCAATTACTGCACCCGTGGAGGTCTTAACTATTTGCGCGAATACTTTCACCTCGCGAGCTCCTGCGCCTACGTCCTCGTAACGTCTGTAGACAAGTGTTGCATTCCCAGAAAAAACAAAATACCCGTATAAGCCTGCATCGGCTGTGAACGTCGAGCCTACAAAGTTGCCCGAGTAGTTCGCCATTATCGGCGTGTAGTTGACAACCGTCGGCGCTGAGTTATCTGTCCCGATTAAAAACGTTTGATCCGTTGTAATTTTCGCCGACTTGTTATATTGATCCTTTGCCGCTTGTCCTCTCTCGAGTGCGTTCGGTGTTAATATTAAATTATCAAAGTCGGGCAAATCTTTAAGCGCCCCGTAAGACTCAAAGCCTGACAGCTCGTCAGCTTTTTGAAATATCGTTTTAATGAACACGCAAGGCAGTAAGCGTCGAGCATTTACGTTCGAAGTAATAAACTCCGTTTCGATGCCTTGCTCCATCCAATCAATGAAAGGGTAGATGTACCCCGTCGAATTACTTCGAGAGCTTGTGACGTTTGCAAAGTTGTTGATATGATCGAGTGAAGTACCTATAAGCTGCGAGACTTTCAAGTCTCCGACCTCAGATAAATAAGAAGCGTTTCCGCCAAGAACTTGAACGATGTAATGTGTTTCAGTTGTTCGAACTAATTTACCGACACCGCTACTCACTTGATCAACTCCGTCGACTACATATCGAGCGTCGAGCTTTCTGTACGGGATAATTGTCGCGCTGTTCATGTTGTCAGCAAACTCGAATACTTGTCGATTCGTTGGTGTTTTCGGGAGTTGGAAATCGTTACTAAAATCGTTTTGCCTGTTCTGTAGCTCTCCGATATTATTCGCTTGAAAAGTGAGCGCTATCGAAGCGGGTGCGCCCAAATCAACTAATTTGCCGTTGATGTATAGCTCCTCGTTCATCATGTCGCTTGAATGAATTTTTCTACTAAATCAATACTGAACTCGATTTCTACTCGAGTTTGATCAGTGTCCCACATTTTGAATGAACCTGGAACGGGTCGAACTATTTGCCAAATAGGTCCGTCAAGAATCCATGTGTCGGGGTTCATTAATCGGAGAACGTTCGGAGAATAGAGAACGCCCTGAATACCTTCGGCAGTTACGAGGTCAACTACTGCGCCGATAATAAGTCGAGGCGTTGCACCTCTTCCCGTGTCGAAAGTTACGCCCTGAGCCGTTTCAATGTTATTTTGATAAGGCTCGAAAGTTCCTTTCACTGAGGTTGTAAGATTGTACTGTTGCCTGTGCTCGAAAAGATAATATTCCCGACCACCTGAAAGGCCTAGCCAATTCAAATACACGGGGTTGTCGTGGCATCCGTGTACAATTTTTACTTTCTTTTTCTCCGTTACTCTTGTCATAATGTCGTAAATTTACGATAAATAATTTAAAACTAAGTATATGACTAAAGGTGAAAAAATTGTCAACATCGCATTTGCTGAGGTTGGCTACAAGGAAAGCCCGAAAAACTCGAACCTTACGAAGTTCGGCGAGTGGTTCGGTTGGAACGGCGTTGCGTGGTGCGCTATCTTTGTAAGTTGGTGTTATGCGCAGGCAGGCTATCCGATTAAAAAAATGGGGTGGCCGAAAGGTTTTTGCGGTGTCCGTGATGCACTTTCTCGCTACATGAAAAAAGGACTTGTGACCGCTGAGCCGAAGCTCGGTGCAATGGCTTTCTTTGATTGGAACGGAGACGGCAAGTATGATCACATTGAAATTTTCAACGGTTGGAAAAACAAAAAGAGCGGGCTTTTTTACTCCCTCGGCGGTAACACTTCAAAAAGTAATTTAAGCAACGGTGGCGAGGTGCAAAGCGTGACGCGTAACAAGTTCAAAGCGAACGTGCTTTTTGTGAATCCTCATGAACTTATCGACTAGAAAAGAGAAAAACCTCAGGCAGTTGAAAGCGCCTGAGGTTTCCCCTTACCTACGAATACAAAATCTTTTGCTAAGATAAATATTATTCTGTATATGTCAAAGGTTCTGCGGGAATTTCTTTGACGTATGTTGTTCCGACGTAGGTGTCGTCTACATATTTTATAGTTGTGATGCCGTTATCGTTGAGCCATACCTCAATTGAATCAACTGTTGAAGCGTACCCGCCTGCAAGCATCATTTTATTAACAAATAATCGTTGAGACGGGTCTAAAACTGTCGTGTTAACCGTTCCCGAATCCTCAACTCGTTGAAGTTCTCTGCCTGCCACTTTGTCACTCCAAATAAATGAAAGCGAAAACGGAAAGCCTACGAAGTATGTCGGTTGCTCGAAGTCAGTCATAAACTTTGCTGTGTCGATAGAGGGGAAAAGTACGTGCTTACCTACGTTGAAGTTATATTTTTCTTGAAGTTGTTTGACTGCATTGGTCCAGAAAAATTGAGTTGTTGTACTTAAAGCTGATTCAGTGTTGGAGCTCCCCATCCAATTCTCTTTATGTGAGAAATTGAAGCGTGAGCCTTGCTTGACCTGCTTTAAATTCTTGACGTTGTACTTGAAAGTGTCCGTCATTTCGGCGTAGCTTTTCAAATACCCATGCGGATCAAAAGAAAACGAGCCGTTGACGCTTGGGCGTAGCTCGTGCGCTCCGATGTATTGATAAACGTTGTTCGCATCGACCACGTAAATTTTCAAAGTAACGTAGTAATTTTTTCTTAGTGTTGTGAAGTTACAATATCCGCCAAGGCTCGACCCCGCTACTGCACCTGTAACGAGTAAAGCCGTTCCCGAAATAGCTCCGACAGTTAACTCAGCGTTAGTGCTTCCAGAACTGACCCAAATCTTGTGACCAATTGCTAAGCCGACAGGCGGTGCGCTCGATAGAAGTATTCGCCAAACTCCTGAGAATGGAGTTATTTTGATTATCGACATATCGCGTCTACAACCTTCGAAAAAAATAGGCTGATGAACCGACGACCACCGAGAAGGTAGTGCGGTACTTCCGTTTACATTTGTTATCGGGAATTTAGTTAAAACTATCATTTTTTAAAAGTTTTTAGTAGTACATCTGAAACTATTTTTTGCTCGTATTCGTCGCTCAAAAGCTTCAATAAGTTGTTTACTCGATCCTCTGTGATTATATCGCCGAAAATATCCCGTGGCTGTGCACCCCGTTTGATTTCCTGATAGAGCCGTGTCCCGTTTCGGTGGATCGACCTCGTAATCAAAAACGCCAAAGACTCTTGACTCATTGGTGTTTCGTTGTCGCTTCTTGGCTGTATACCTTTCGACTGAATCCAATCGAGAATCCGCTCCCTTAATGGCGGTTCACCTCTCGAAGCTCCGAAAGTTGTAGGACCCCTACCGTAAACAAGCACCCCGATTTGAGGGTGTCCGTCAATTAGAAGCGCATCGTTTCCAATTCCGTATCGGATTGAAGGCCCGAAGCTCTTCGAAAGGGATTGCAGCTGCGGAAGTACGTCCCGCGCCCATTGGTCTAATATTTCCTCGTCTCTATTCGTCATGATTTAGCAAACGCCTCCGCTATTCATAGGTTTAACAGTGATGAAAAGCATCCAACCTGAATAATCAGCGTCGAACATGTGGTAAGTTTCTAAAGCTTCAATGTTCGTTATCGGCTTTTGAATCAAATTACTATCTCGAAGGCCTGCAAGAAATGCGCGAACTTTTATTCTCATTGGTTCGGAAAGTCCTGCAAGCTGTGTCGGATTGTCGTCTAGTTTAGATTTTGACAAAAAGAGCATTGTAAGCACATAGCTTTCGTGCATAAATGTCGTCTCGTTTATTTTCAACTTAATCGGGTCGACCAGGTGAATTACGTCCGCGTTATTGTGGCGGTCGTTGACTAGATTTAAAAAAGCTTTCTCGCCGTGGACCATTTGAATTCCCGTCGTCGACAAAACTATCCCTTCAATAATTGATCGTATCATTTTTTCTCCCTTAAAATTGCACTGTACCTTTCTGCGAATTTAGATGAAATTTTCGATTTGAGCAACTTGTTGTAAATGACAATGTACTCGAGCTCTAAAATTGCATCGTACTTAATCGGGTCGCCTCCTGCTAAATCGTCGATAGTATTGAAGTACCCAAGCTTTGAAAATTCCTCGATCCCTGCTCGTATCTGTTCTGCGCTCGGTTGGTTGTCGAGGTTGTGCTTTTCCACTTCTAAAATCTCTTTTATCTGTTTCAAAATAGCTTTGTAAAGCGGTATCACTTCGCCTAAAGATTTGTTAATCGCATCGAAGTCAGGATAATAAATCTCGATTAAAGTGCCTATGTTCCTAAGTGACTGATCCTGCATTAAAAGTTGATGAGCTTCGACCTTTTTGCCCCATGCCTCGCGCTTAAGATCGATGCAATCTAAATCCTCACTGAAAGAGTCAACGTCTATCGGTTCAGCTAAGAATCTTAAGAATGGATAAAGCTCAGAGGCTTCGACCTTGTGTGGAATATCAGCGAGAAAAGATATAAGCTCATTAGGGTCGTGTACGTGCTTATCGTAGTCGACAAGGTGTCTGAGCTTCATATCTTCGTAACTCGTCGGTAGAAAGTACGTCACGTACTTAAATCGGGATTTCTTTAGCTTTATTGGTATCATGCAATTGTAGCTTTTGCTTTTTTCGGTGTTGCGACCAATTCGAAAACGTAACGAATGAGCATCGCATCCAGGTAATCGGGCGAACGTCCTAAGTCAACTTTCACGAGCGATTTAGGTTTAAGTTGTATTTTGCCCTCGCGGTCAAGTGCATGGCTTTGGAGCTGTTCAAGTTCTTGTTTGATTGGTTGTTGTTCGAGCTTGTTGTCCTCGATGTAGAGTTTCGCCTGTCGGATCACTTGCGCCAAACCATAACCGCACTGAGATTTCAAGTTTTTATAGTTCAATTTCATTTCGTTTGACTTCTTAGCGCTTTTTACTAGAGTGATTGGGCTCGCTCCATTGTTGAAAGGTTTTGCCCCTCTCAAATATCCACGCAAATACGAGCCGAGCCCGTCAGCATCATATGCAATTTGCGAACGCGGTACGCTATGCTTTTCGGCTAAGTGCTTTATTATTTCCGTAACCTCATCGGCTTCACACTTGGCGAACACTCTCGAGTCGATTATCGTCCAACCGTCCCAAACCAAAACAACGAACTTATCTGATCCTTGCAAGGCGATGTCGGCTGTGATGAACTTACGCCCTCTCGGTGCGTGTGTATTGGTCCAGAGGTCGTTAATGTTGTCAAAGCTCACAAGCATATCGTCAGACTCCTGTTCCTCCGCTAAATACAGCTGCTTGAATATTTTAGGGGGTAAATCCTTTTGCGCCTGTTCGACTTCCTCGAGTGAAAGGATGCCCTCACGAACAGCGTCGTATGCCGTTATTCGGAAATAGGCCCAATTATCTGGGTCTTCAATTGTTTTTAATTTTAATTGGTGCATCCAATTCGCAGAGCCTCCAAAGTTACCAATCATTTTGAGGGGTGCACGAGTGGCTGTAAGCGTCGAACGGATAGCGTAGAATGCGTCAACGGAAGCGCGTGGGGCTTCATCGAATACGCAGGAATAAACGTCCTCACCGTACAAGCTATCTGGATTGTCCGCAGATTTAAACATCATAACAGTTCCAAGCGGTGTTGTGATTGACAGCTCGGACTCGTTGACCCTATACCCTTCTTGCGGGAGCAAATTTTTCATTCGCTTGAAAGCGATTTTAGCCTGCGAGAAAATAGGCGCTACCCACCAATGATTAAAACCAACCTCGTTAAAGGGCATATGCGCACGCTCAAAGAGCCACCACGAGTGCGAAAATGTTTTTCCGACCTTTGTACTCGCTTCGGTTATTGTGTACCTCTGAGGGCAATAAAGTATTTGTTTTTGATATTCGGCCAAATCAGGGCCTTCGATCTCTACCTCAAAATCACTCATTTATTTTGTTTTTCCAACTCACTTTTATTTTGCCTTTGTTGGTAGTTTCAATTTTTTCTGACAGCCCGTTAAGGCGTGCAGTTATGCTCGAATCAAAGTGTTTTAACATCCCGCCCGTCGTTTGTTGGGCCCTGATTTCGTCGAGTATTTGCGCGGCGATTGCCACAAAGTCAGCGTAATAGCCGTCTTTATTATCCAAGTATTGATGAATTACGCCGTACCCGTTCTTGTACGCCCATGAAGTAAAACCTGATCGAAGCAAAGGCAGGACAGGAGCATCCTCGACTCTATCACCGTTCTTGCCTACATATCTGACAACAGGCCAATTAACCGCGTCGTCTTTTACAAATTGCTTATACTCTTCAAATGCTTTATATAAATCCTCTGGGGTTTGAAAAATTCTAGTTGGGTGTACGTTTCCGTTCTTTGCCATATCTCAATAAATTAAGTTCTCCAAAAATACAAATAACCGCCAAACATTCCAAAAATACAGCCATTAAACAATAAAAAACAATCATTGTTTAACTCGAAACCCCAGTAAAATCAAGGCTTACAGAGTTTTTAAACTCGAAAATAAACAATTAAACTATAATTCCCTATAGAGGCTTATTGAAAAAATATTGTTTTCAGATAGCTAAATAAATATTTTTCTCTTATTTCTTTCTTATATATTTATTGTTTATAGTTTAATAATAATATAAATAGTTAATAATAAGGAAGTTACAGTTAAACAATAATTAAACAATAGATTTTTCGATTGTTTAAGCTGATTATCAGCTAGTTATACTATTAAACAATAAAAACACAAACTTTATTTTAAAATATTTTTATTTATTTGCTTGTATATTTCAAAAATACTATATTTTTGTAAAAACATCAGTTAAAAAGTAAAAAAGATGAAAGTAGAAATTAAGAACAGATTAAGTGGCGAAGTTATTTTAACCGTAGAAACGAAAGACGGATCACTGCGAGCTGCGAACTTGTCGAGTGCGAACTTGTCGAGTGCGAACTTGTCACGTGCGGACTTGTCAGATGCGAACTTGTCGAGTGCGAACTTGTCACGTGCGGACTTGTCAGATGCGAACTTGTCACGTGCGGACTTGTCAGATGCGAACTTGTCGAGTGCGGACTTGTCAGATGCGGACTTGTCGAGTGCGAACTTGTCGAGTGCGAACTTGTCACGTGCGGACTTGTCGAGTGCGGACTTGTCAGATGCGAACTTGTCACGTGCGAACTTGTCACGTGCGGACTTGTCACGTGCGGACTTGTCAGATGCGAACTTGTCGAGTGCGAACTTGTCACGTGCGGACTTGTCAGATGCGGACTTGTCACGTGCGGACTTGTCGAGTGCGGACTTGTCAGATGCGGACTTGTCAGATGCGGACTTGTCACGTGCGGACTTGTCAGATGCGAACTTGTCACGTGCGAACTTGTCGAGTGCGGACTTGTCAGATGCTCGACTTCCTATGTTTTCAAAATGGGCGGTGCGTTACAGTCAAAGTGAAGACGGTACGCTTTCAATTCACATCGGGTGCAAAACTGAATCGGTTCAGACTTGGGACGAGTTTTTCAGTGATGAGTGCGAAATGCAACTTTCAACGCCTCGTGACTCTGAGGACTTCAAACGCATACGCGCTCACTATTTAGGTCTTCGCGCTTATTTGGTTGCGCTTGGTACAATTAAGTAATTTATAAAACGGGGGAGCGCATCGATAACGCTCGTATAAAAATCAGTAAAAATGAACATTACAAGATCAGACGCGGAGTTCGCCGCAAAACGATTAGTCGAAAGACGCAGAACAAAAGAGAGAAAACTGAAAGAAGCTTTCTCTAATAAGGTTGCAGACCTTTACGAAAAACACGTAGTCCCCGCTTACGTTTTAGCCGTATGCGACAAAGAGCCTTATAAAGACTACCTAAACAAAACGAGCTCAATATATGTTAACGGGTGCGGGTGCGGGTTTTCAAACACAAGAGTTGCGCTACATAATAACAGATCAGTTGTTTACTCGAAAGTAGGGTCGGCTAACTTAAATCTAAACACTCTACCTGAAAAGGATTGTAGTGGACTAGATAAAGATTACAATCATATTAAGGCGTACAGAGTTGCAACGGATAAAATCGAACATCAAATCAAGAACACGCTGTATACTCTTAGGACTTTGAAGAAAATCGAAGTCTCATTCCCTGAGGCGCTTCCGTACCTTCCAACTGAGAGCAACAACCTTCCCTCAGTAAACCTAAAAGAAATCAGAGAAATTTTAAACGCTTAAAAAATTAAGAAAACATGAAATGTATTGAAACAAATTTGCAAATCGATTTGACAAATTTAAACCAGGTCAACGCCTATCACAAATTACTATTAGCTATCGGGGGGCATGAGGTAGTAGATGTGTCTCATTTAGTGCGGGATACTACCTTAATTCAAGGCAAGCCCCAAGCGTTGCAAAGTGCTGTTGAAGCTTTGAAAGAGGAAGCTCCAAAGAGAAAGAGCAGAACAAGAAACGCACAAGGTATTGACACGAATCAAAAAGAAGAAATCGTAATTCCTGTAGCAGAGCAAAAAGAAGAACCTGCGGAAGAACCTGCGGAAGAACCTGCGGAAGAACCTACGGAAGAACCTACGGAAGAACCTACGGAAGAACCTACGGAAGAACCTACGGAAGAACCTACGGAAGAACCTACGGAAGAACCTACGGAAGAACCTGCAACAGCAGAAAGCGAGGAAGGTATAGAAGCTTGGTTTTACCGCGAACAAGTTGCAAAAGTTACCATGAACCCGAAGCACGGAATCGAGGCAAAGAACGTCATTAAAGAATGGTGTTTGCAACAGTTCAACGAGTTCAACGCTGATCGAATGACAGCGCCCCAACGAGCGCAGGCTTTAGAGTTTATTCAACAACGCTTTAAATAATGAGCACCGAACTACAACACAAGGAGAGAGCGCACGCGCTCCTCTCCGCTTCGGGGGCTTATCGATGGATGGTGTGCACTCCCTCCGCTGTTCTGGAATCGAGATACACAAACGAGTCGTCGAGCTTTGCCGAAGAGGGCACACTTGCTCACGAACTTTCAGAGCTCAAAATCCGTTCAGCTTTAAATCTTTTACTCGGGATCAAAGAAACGAAAGAGGAGACGAAGCTCCGAAGAGAAAAAACTGTCGAGATAAAAGCGAACAAGTATTACTCTCAGGAAATGGACGAGCTAACTACTGAGTATTGCACTTATGTAATGAACGAGTTCAACGAGGCACGTCGAATCGATGCAGGTGCGATCATGCTCATTGAGCAGAAACTCGACTTTTCTGAGTATGTACCCGACGGCTTCGGAACGGGCGACGTTCTAATCGTTTTCGGTAATACGATAATTGTTATCGACTTGAAATACGGAGCGGGGAAAAAAGTCTCAGCATACCAAAATCCTCAGATGAAGTTTTACGGGCTTGGGGCAATCAACGCTCTAGGTGATATGTACGATTTAAAAGACGCGAGACTCACAATCTATCAGCCTCGTATGGATAACATTTCTACATTCGAAACGCCCGTCTCGGCATTGATTGACTTTGCACTTAACGAGGTATCGCCAAAAGCGGTGCAAGCGTTTGAAGGTAAGGGCGAGCTTGTAACAGGTGATCACTGCGGATTTTGTTTGCACAAAACTAAATGCGCTGCAATGTTCAAGGAAACGCAAGCCTTATTTGATGAGGTTAAAGAGGACATCTTTACTGCGAGCGACGCTGATTTACTCCAAGTATTTGAGAAGTCGAGCCGAGTAAGTTCATACCTTGACGCGGTCGCAGCTCACATCAAACAAACGGCTTTAGAGGGCAAAGCGTGGGAAGGCTATAAGATCGTTGAGGGTCGAGCTAATCGAGTTATTACCGACACGGAAAAAGCCGACTCCCTTTTAAAAGCTGAGGGCTTCACAGATGAGGACATCTATAATATGAAGTTGAAAGGTCTGGGTGATCTCGAGAAGCTTGTCGGGAAGAAAAACTTTGAGACGATTCTCGGCTCAGTTGTTCACAAACCCGCAGGAGCGCCGACGATAGCACCTGAGAGCGACAAACGTCCTGCACTTAATTTGGTAGATAGTGCAAAAAAGTTATTCGAAGACTTGGATAATTGAAATAAATACAGTAGTTTTGTAAAACATTTTAAAAACAGATAAACAATGTCAACAAGTAAAACACAAGTAACAACAGGCGCAGCGCGATTAAGCTACGCAAATGTATGGGAGGCTAAAGCAGCCGCAGAGGGAGAAGCTCCGAAGTATTCGGTTTGCGTAATGATCCCAAAATCTGACGCCGAAACAGTCAAGAACGTAAAGGCTGCAATCGCCACGGCTTTAGAGCAGAATCTCAACTCAAAATTCGGAGGTAAGAAAGCAGGTTTAAAAATGCCATTACGAGACGGCGACGAGTTAGACGACGACGGCGAACGCGTTAAAGGTAAAGAGTTCGAGGGTATGTGGTTTTTCAACGCGTCAGCAAAGAAAGCGCCTATTATCTTAGATAAAAACCGCGAAGAGATCATCGACAAAACTGAGGTTTATTCTGGCGTATGGGCGAACGTGAATGTTAACTTCTACGCATTTGATGCAGGTAAGTCGAAAGGTATTGCCGCAGGGTTAAACGCTATTCGTAAGCTTCGCGACGATGAGGACTTAGGCGGTTCGATTACGGTCGACACAGCTCGAGGATTTTTCGGAGACGTTGAAGAGGACGACATCTAGTATTAACCAACCCGCTCCTTTGTGAAGCGGGTTTTTTTTTATCTACAGAATGAAGAAACCTCATCTACATATTGACATTGAAACTTTCAGCGACGTTGATTTAAAAAGCGCAGGAGTTCACAAGTATTGCGAGTCGGACGCTTTCGAAATTCTAGTCGTGGCGTTCGCTTTAAACGATCAGCCCGCAGAGTGCTACGATTGGAAGGATCTTCCAGAATATTTCTTCGAAATGCTCGAGGACGAAAACGTAATGAAGTTTGCACACAACGCCGCTTTTGAACGTACTTGTTTCGCTGCGGAAGGATATCCAACACCTGCGACTTCTTGGCGATGTACAATGGTCAAAGCTCTTTATTGTGGTTTACCTGGATCACTCGACAAGCTCTCAACTATTTTGCACTTGCAAAACGCGAAGCTTAAATCGGGAACGTCTTTAATAAATTATTGGTGCAAGCCTGTAAAAGCAACAAAGATAAACGGCGGACGAACTCGAAACCTAAAAGAGCACAACCTCGAGAAGTGGAACGACTTCAAAGAGTATTGTCGCATGGACGTTGAAGCAGAAAAAGAACTTGTGCACGCCCTCGACAGTATTAAAATGCGCGTAGCTGATTGGCAGGATTGGGCGCTCGATCAGGAAATAAACGACAAAGGAGTTTTAATCGATGAGGCGCTCGTCGATGCGGCGACAGCTTTAAGTGATACGCACAACGAGGCTCTTATCGAACGAACGAAAATATTAACAAGACTCGACAACCCGAATAGCATCGCACAGGTTAAGTCGTGGCTCAGCGATCGAACAGGCAGAACGATAAAAGACCTCACAAAAGACGCAGTGAAAGAGCTTCTTAAGTCTGAAAGCGATACAGCTATTCGGGAAGTCTTGCAAATTAGACAACAGCTCGGGAAAACGAGCGTTAAGAAGTACGTAGCTATGACAGCAGGAGCTTGCGACGACGGTCGTTCTCGTGGGCTTTTCCAATTCTACGGAGCGAACAGAACAGGACGATGGGCGGGCAGACGTGTACAGCTCCAAAACTTACCACGTAATGAGATTAAGGACCTCACGACTGCACGCTATGCAGTTCGAGACACTGACTACGATTTAGTTTCAATGTTTTACGACGACATTCCCGACACTTTGTCTCAGTTGATCCGAACGGCGATAATTCCTGCAAAGGGAATGAGCCTCGTTGCTTGTGACTTCTCGGCTATTGAGGCGCGAGTTATCGCGTTTTTGGCGGGCGAGGAGTGGAGGCTCAAAGTATTTCAGTCACACGGTAAGATTTATGAAGCCTCAGCAGCTCAAATGTTCAGTATTCCTATTGAGACAATCGGCAAGGACTCGCCGTACAGACAACGAGGAAAAGTTGCGGAGCTTGCTCTGGGGTATCAGGGAGGAGTTAACGCGCTTGTGCGAATGGGTGGCGACCGCTTGGGCCTTTCAGAGTTCGAAATGCAAACAATCGTTGACAAGTGGCGCTCAGTAAATCCAATGATAGTTAAAATGTGGGCGGACTTCAATCAGTTGGCACTCATGGCAGTTTCAAACGGCAGAGCCTACACGCACCCCTCGGGGATCACTTTCTCAGGCACTCCCAATTCGATGAGGGTTCGACTCTTATCTGGACGTGAGCTCATTTATTGGGGCGCTAAAGTCGTAAAGGGTCGATACGGTAACGTCGTGAAGTACAAAGGCGTTGACGACCGCAATCAGTGGACGGACATTGACACGTATGGAGGCAAGCTTGTCGAGAATATTGTGCAAGCAGTTTCGAGGGATTTACTTGTCCACTCCATGCACCGAATAAAGGAAGAAGTTTTCGGCGATATTATTTTGCACGTGCACGATGAGGTTGCTATCGAGTGCAAAACTGAAATAGCTGAGGACAACTTAAAACAAATGGAGCAGATAATGGCTGAGCCTCCAATATGGGCGCAAGGTCTCCCTTTAAGTTCCGAGGGGTTTGTCGGACAATTTTACAAGAAATAAATAAAAATACTAGGATATTTAAAAAACTACCGTATCTTTGTAACCGAAGAGGACAAACAAGCAGTCGACCGTCGCTCCTTAAAACGAGCGCGGTCGATACTTCAAAAAACAATAAAATTTAACCCTGAGGCTCTATTGAACTTCGAAATTTGTAGAGCTCAGGTTGTTTAAAACAATAAATTTCAATCATGGCAAAAGAGAATAAAACTTCAAACGTAAGAGTGGGAATCCCCCACAAGTTAAGAGCGTACAGAATCCCCGAGGAAGGACTCGAGGAAACTTCAAAAGAAATTAAAGCACTTTTGAAAGCAAAAAGAAAAGAGCTTTACAAGAAGCGTAAACAAAACAAATAGAATCCCATATGCTTGCTAATAATGTCACTCTCACAATAGCGGAGGGAGCTTCCGCACGTTCTCGAACTTGGAAAAATAAAGACTATACTTGGAGCGAACTTGTCGAAAGGCTAAAAGAATCCGAACGTAAAAGAACTACACTCAAAGAATTTTTGAAGTACAGCAAACAGGATCAAGGTCGAATCAAAGACGTAGGCGGTTATGTCGGCGGATATTTAAGAGCAGGACGACGCTCCCCTCAAAACGTGGTGCACCGTCAACTCTTAACTTTAGACGTTGACAACACTACTGACCTAGATTTTTTCGACACTTTTACTTTTATGTACAGTTGTGCTGCGGTTGTTCACGGAACGCACAAACACACCAAAGAAGCGCCAAGGCTTCGACTGCTTATCCCTTTAGATAGGGAAGCGAGTCCAGAGGAATATCAGGCAATCGCTCGAAAAGTGGCGGGGTCTTTAGGTATAGACCAATTCGACAACACGACTTTTGAAACTAATCGTTTGATGTTTTGGCCCTCGCACCCTGCGGACCAAGCGTATTATTTTGAGGAGCAAAAAGGTGAGTGTTTGAACGCCGACGAGATTTTAAGTTCTTACGCTGATTGGAGAGATTCTTCGCTCTGGCCAACAGCGGACAAGCAAGTCAGAGAAATAGGCGACAAGGTCAAGCAACAAGCAGACCCAACAACTAAAAAAGGAATTATCGGAGCGTTCTGTCGCACCTATACAATAAGCGAAGCGATAGAGGCTTTTCTTCCTGAGGAATATTTGCAGGGCGAACACGGGCGTTATACCTACTCGAAAGGGTCAACGGCTAACGGGCTTGTAGTTTACAACGACACATTTGCATTTTCCCACCACGGAACAGACCCAACAAGCGGACAGCTTTGCAACGCGTTCGACCTTGTCCGAATTCACAAATTCGGGCACTTAGACGAGCGCGAGAATAGCGTTAAATCTCTTCGCGCAATGGAAGAGCTTGCTGTATCGGATAAAGAAGTCAAGCTCACAATAGCACGCGAGGGAATCGCAGACGCAAAGGAACTCTTTTCGGATATGCCTGAGGAGGTTCAGGACGTGGAGTGGATGGAAAATCTGGAAATTGATTCGAAAGGCGGGTACTTATCAACTGCGAACAATATAAACCTCATCTACAAAAACGATCCTGTACTAAAAGAAGCTTTTAAGTTCAATTCTTTTGACTCTCGTCACTTCTTAATGAAGTCAACACCGTGGCGAAAAATTGAAGAACCTGAGCCTATGCGAAACGTCGACTACTCAGGTTTACGAAACTATATCGAGTGTCGTTATCATATCAGTAGCTCGTCGAAAATCGACGACGGTCTAGTGATTGAGGCGGAGCGATTAAAGTTTCACCCTATAAAAGACTATTTAGAGGGCTTAGAATGGGACGGGGTTCAAAGGATCGACACTTTACTATCGGATTTCTTCGGAGCTCCTGAAACCGAGTACACGGCCGCAGTGATGCGCAAATGGATGGTTGCCGCAATCTCTCGAATTTTTAGACCTGGGACAAAGTTTGACTACGTTCCCGTTTTAGTTGATCCTGAGCAAGGCTCGTTTAAATCGACTTTCGTGCGCATACTCGGAAAGAGCTGGTTTTCTGATACGTTCACAACTTTAGAAGGGAACGGAGCTTTCGAGCAGTTAATGGGCGCATGGATCATTGAAATAGGAGAAATGTCCGCTTTCAAGAAATCCGACATTGACAAAGCGAAGCAGTTCATTTCTAAACAGGTCGATCAGTTCCGCCCTGCATATGGTCGAACTATCGAGGTTTTTAAACGTCAATGTGTGTTTTTCGGTAATACGAACAACGTTGACTTTCTTCGTGACCCGTCAGGAAATAGACGCTTTTGGCCTATTGACGTAGATAGAACACGGATAAAAAAGTCAGTTATTGAGGATTTAGAGCCTATTGTCGACGAGCTTTGGGCGGAAGCAATGACTTTGTATCGTTGTAACGAAAAACTACACTTAAACGAGGTCGAAACTGAACAGGCTAAAGAACAACAGCATGCGCACACGGAAAGGGACGACCGCGCGGGAATTATTCAAGCTTTCTTGGATAGAGAACTCCCTACCGATTGGGACGAGAAAGACCAAATCGAGCGCAGACAATGGCTAAGCTCAGGAGCGGAAGCAAAGAACGGTGTCAAACGCTCAGTTGTTTGCGTCGCTGAGATTTGGTACGAAGGTCTTGGTTATGATAAAGAGCTCAACAAGTATGTGAGTCGAGAAATTAACGACATTTTGAGGAGTCTTCCAGAATGGCGACCAAGGCTCAACACATCAAAAAGTTTTAAATTATATGGCACTCAGAAATACTACGAAAGAATCTAATATCGAGCGACTACTCGTAAAAGAAGTCAAAGCTCTGGGAGGTAAAGCGGTCAAAATGATCCCGACTTACGAGGCGGGAATTCCTGACAGGCTTGTACTGTTCAAAGGCAATGCAATTTTTGTAGAGCTTAAGCGCGAAGGATTGAAGCCAAAAACCCTACAACTCCGCTATATGGAGGAGTTGAACCGCATGGGTTTTCACACCGAAGTTATCGACTCAGTAGAAAAAATAAAAGAATTTTTAAATTATTTGCAAAATTTAAGGGTTTAAAAAGGCTTTAAAATCAACACTTTACAAAATTTAACAAAAAATAATTGAAAATTTATTTGAAAAAGTTTGCAGAATCAAAATAAGGTAGTATATTTGTATCAGTTAACAATTAAACAAATACAAATCATGGCAACTTTAACAAATGAATTTTTAAGAACACAAAAAGTAAACGGAAACTTTCAAAGAGTCGTTTTATACTGCGGTACAAAACATTTTATTGCTAATATTACGGAGAAAAACATAATGTTAAAACAGTGTTCAAAAGAAAATAGAGGTAATTGCGGAAGATACAATAGCGGTAGATACAGAATACAAAACAATGAAAACGCAACACAATGGTATCTTGAAAATAGGGTTATTGAATAATCCTATTTTAAAAATAAAAATCCCACAGTATTCGTACAGGGTTGACAGGCTGGAAAGACAGCTGTTTTTTTTTAATTAAATCAAATGGATAAACCCAAACACGGTGGTGTTCGAAAAGGTTCGGGCGCTAAACCTCAATACAACGAAAAAACAACAACTTTCGGAGTTCGTTGTCCTATTTCAAAAACTCATGATCTAAAAAAGATAATTCATGAATTTTTAGAAAATTGTAAAAAATAAAAGAATTTTTAACTTATTTGCAAAATTTATAAAAATATAGTAGTTTTGTAAGGTAATCAGAAAAACAGAAATTATGTACAGCACAAAAGAAGATGTAAAAGGAATGTTATTAGAGAACGAATGGGAGTCGATTTACCGTGCTCATTCGTGGATTTCATTCAGTCCAGATAAACGCGCTACTCAAATGGTGACGGACTATTCTAAAATCTTACAAGAGGATTTGGATAAACTTGGAGATAACCAAGGAAACTACAAAGAAAAATTTTTGATGCACTTTAGAGCGTGGATCAGTTCAAAAGCTAATTGTGCGAGCTCTGCGATAACAGGAGGCGCAAACTTCAACGTAAGAAAAGCGGAGAAAGCTAACAATAGAGAACGTGCAAAAGCTGAGGAATTTTTCAAGTTCAGAGAAAAATACTTTAAAAGCGTAAATAGAGAGCGCACGCTTTCACCTGAGGAGGAATTAGACGCAGCACAAGAAAAGTACGAAAAGCTTTTCCGTCTTCAAATTATGATGAAAGACGTTAACGCCTTGACTAGAAAAATGAAGTTTGAAGGCTTAGCGAAAGACGAAATCGAACAAAAAATTTCAACTATATTAAGCGAAGAGGATTTTCCTGACAGCGTTATTATGCAAGTTCTTTGGAACGGGCAAAACAAATACGGATACGGTTTCCCTTCATTCAGCTTAACAAACAACAACGCAAAGATAAAAAGTGCTTTAGCTAAAATAGAAACGATGAAACGTCGAATCGAAACTAAAAAAGGATTCGAGAACATTGTTTTCGAAGGCGGATACATTACAATCGAGGACGACAGAGTCAAAATATTCCACGACGAAAAACCGAGTCAAGAGATTATCACTAATCTAAAAAGTTCAGGTTTCAGATGGTCACCTTTTTGGAAATGTTGGTGCAGAAAGCACACAAGCCAAGCACTTGAACAAGCAAAGAAATTAGTAAAAATTCAAAATAAATAAAGACATGTCAGTATGTACAAATAATACAGAACCCTTAACGGGGTTCTGCCCTTGTTGCGGAGCAGCAACCGAAGAAAAATGCACTTGCAAGCCGAACACACAAACAGAGGCGGCAAACGTTGTCGAGTCTGAGAAGCCCCGAGTAACTACGGCGACAGTGCACAAAGAAAAAGTTTTCCGCCGAAAATTATACAAAGGCGAAATCGCACACCCTGGTTATGTTTTCCTAGTACTTCACGTTTACGTAAAAACAGGAAAGGCGACAATTGGAAAACTCGTGCAAGGTAATCTAGGCGAAAAGTTCGAGAAGTTTATCGTTGACGAAATGCGAAAAGAAATTTACAGAACTTACAAGCTATGAAAATATTTTGCTTAATTTTTTTAATACTTGACTCGCTGAACAGCGTTGCAGGTATGATCAACGTTTTATTTGATAAAAAGTTGACGGCTCAAAAAGGAGCGTCGAAATTTACTGTTTTTCTTTTAAGGGCAGTAGTTTCGATTTACGTGTGTTACTTAATGTTTTCGAACTATGCTAGACTATAAAAACGAGTTCGCCACGTACACAAATGCGAACCAAACTATAAAAGACGTAACCGTTAAAGCGGAGCAAGTCCGCGAAGGTTTACTTTTTATCAACGGAACGAAAGAGAACGCTTTGAACGACGCAAAACAGCGCCTTGAAAACGCTAATCTAATTCAAAACAACGAGTTTAATGTTTGCGTGTATACTCGTGTAGTAAGACAACTCTCTCAGCAATGTTAAAAAGAAGCCAAATGCACGCCTATCAGGTTAGGGGAGTGAGCGAAATTGTAGAAAATACTCACAAAGGGCTATTTCTTGACATGGGTCTCGGAAAAACAGTGACGACGCTTACCGCCGTTTCCGACCTCATCTACTCGTATTTAGAAATCGATAGCGTTTTAGTTATTGCGCCGAAAAGAGTTGCTGAGTCCGTTTGGATTCAAGAGGCGAAAAAGTGGGAGCATTTAAAGCACTTGCAATTTTCGTTAATTTCTGGAACAGCAAAGAAGCGCGTCGAAGCTACAAAAAAGAAAGCCGATATTTATTTAATTTCCCGCGATAACATTGCTTGGCTTATTGGTTTATTCGGTGGATCAAAGCTCCCGTTTGATATGCTTGTACTTGATGAGCTTTCAAGCTTCAAAAATCAAGCGTCACAACGTTTCAAAGCTTTAAAGATGGTACAAGGTGGGTTTAGCAGAGTTGTAGGCTTAACGGGCACGCCTGCGCCAAATGGACTTATGGGCGCAAATATGGTTACTTGATCGAGGCGCACGACTTGGGAAAACAATAACGGCCTATCGAGAGGCGTACTTCAATAGAAACTTTTCAGGATTTGGGTACGATATTCGAAAAGGCTCGGACAATCAAATCAAAGAAGCGATTTCCGATATAGTTATATCGATGAAAGCGGAGGACTACCTCGACTTACCTGAACGAATTACGAACATTGTCACAATTCCAATGAGCGACGAGCTGAGAAAGGAATACAAAGCCTTTGAACGCGAGAAGGTACTCGAACTACTCGAAGCAGGAGAAACGATAACAGCAGCGAACGCAGCTGCATTGAGTAACAAACTACTTCAATTTGCAAATGGGGCGATTTATGACACCGAAAAGAATTACCACGAAATACACAAGCTAAAACTGGAAGCCCTCGAGGATATTGTCGAAGCCTCACAAGGCGAGCCGATACTCGTTGCATGGTCCTACAGATCAGATGCAGAACGAATCGAAAACCATTTCAAGAAATT